CGGAGTAGGCCCTTTCCCATTGCTGAGAAATGCAGGCTACGGAGTTGGTAGTGGACAAGCCCTCAAAGAACTCGATTTCCCAACGATAGGAAGCCCAGAACTCCTTATCGTAGGATTGGGCTAGAAAAGGCCAGAATGTGCCGAGTTGGGTTCGGTTGTCTTCCCAGGGATAGGAAATGCTGTGGGTATAGCGCGGGGGGATCTCGGTAATCCAGAACCGGCTGACGGCTGACGATCGGTCGCAAAGCTCCACCATGGCATCTCGATACCAGCGAAGTAGCTCCGCTCGTGTCCAGATGGCATTGGATGGGTCATTTAGCTTGCGCTCGACCCTATCGAGTTCTGATGATATCGTTGGCATCGCCGCGTCTATACGAGTCCTTTGACTGGAGCCTATCTACGCCGTCTTGTGCCTTGGCACCCAATACCTTTCGCGCAAAGGGAACCGCCGCTTCCATCGCCCGTTTAAAGTCCCACCGTTTCAACAGGCCATCGTAAATCCCGTAATCCACCAGGGACTCATGGTCCCCCAGGGAGAACTCCGGCTCATCCAGGTCGTCACTCATCTCCCGAGGCCATGCGTAGTAGTCTACGCGCATAATCCCCGACCCTGCCATAGGGGCCGGGTAGATTCCGAACAGATCCCATGAGACCGAGAACCACCGTTCCGGGTTAGCCGATGAGTCAACCCACCTTTCATCGTGGGAATCCAACTCTGCCAGAGTAATCGGCACCAGGGTCCGGCTATTGCTCTCGTCCCGCAGGCGATAAATCGAGATTACGTCGTCTGCTATCCCGCGCAGGCTGTAGTAGCTAGCACCCTGCCGAAAGGGAACAAACGCCGTTCTCTTGATGGACTGGGCCTCCTCCGCGATTACTTCCATCCCGTCCTGAATGATCTCACCCATCTCAGCTGTCGTCCAGAAGATGCTGTCCGGGTCGTTCAACCCATCCAGTATTCTCGCTCTGATCTCGCCTTGGTTCACTTGGGCTCCTCCGGCACTGGCTCATCCTTTTTCTTTTCAGCCTCCAGTGCCTTCACCTTCTTGGCGAGGTCTTCTCTCTCTGCCAGTACCCTCCCTAGCGCCATCTCGCACCAGTCCCGGTTGTTATCTCGTACCGTCAAGGCATTGCGTTCCGCCTTGCATTGTTGCGTCTGTTGAGCCACTGCTACCCCGACCAATAACAAGAAAATTAATAGAATCATCCGAACTTCCTTCTAACTCGGTTTGGGGTAGCCCACCTCATTGATCGCCCTTTTCCTTGAAATAGAAGGCTAGCGCCATTCCAGCAAGCCCCACCACTACAGTCAGGGCCTGACTTGGATCACTAACCCAACCCATCGCCCACCCGATGCACAGAAAACACACCGTTCCAACCAACATCAAGGCAAGTACAGCCCTGACGATTGGCTGAAGCAGCTTCGATAACCCCTCGGTCATGGACACACCGCCTCACCCATTGGCGTAATTATTTCTTGGCACATTCCGGCACCCCTCCGTGGCCGCTCTTGTTCCCGGCCACTACGTGACAAAACTCATGCACAAAAATACTCGTCAGGATGCCCGTATTTTGACAAGCTGCGCTGACCTTCTTACCACCCTCACGGCAACCACGGACGCTTATTCCACCACACTTATAATCAAGGGCATCTACGCACTCCAGCTTGATTTTGTTAATCTTTTTTTGACACTTGAGTGCAACTTTGGCGTGTTTGCCTCTTGCAATCTGCTTTGGGTATCGCCGTTCAAAGCACTTCTCAAACGTCCGGTCCTCTGCCTTGCGCACCGCTGTCTCGATACGTGGACGGTCGTGCTCAAGTGAGGGTGGGATACTCACGCTACGCACAGCCCATGCCGGTGAGGCAATTACTAAAAACGCAAGACTTAGTAAAACCTTGCCTATGGACATGATACTCCCACATGGGTCTCGTATCGCGCCTTGAGGCCGGCAACGGCGAATCGAGAGCACTTCTGCGCGTGCGTAAAATTCGCGTCTTCGGCAAGCTCGCGTAGGTATGACCGATCAATCCCCGCTTTCGTCAATCGTTCCTGCTCGTAACGCCGCACGTTATTCTTCAGCACGTCCCGAAACTGGCCGACCGCGAACGCAAGGGCTTCCACGTTGTTGCAGAGCTCGGGCGTGACACTGCGAGGCGTGGTGATATTACCGTCCCCATCCCGTACCTCCTCGACTACAATGTCCGGCTTGGTTTTGTCGCAACGCGCTTTCGTTGCCCGGTCCTGCTTTGCCGTGCTGGTGAAGTGATTCCAATCGGCTGGATACGCCGATGTAGAGATGAGTAGAGCTATGAGTGTGAGTAGTGTTTTCATTGGACCTCCCATACTAAAGTGTCCCATCACACACACCGTCAGCATCAACGGCACAAGCCCAAGTACCATCGACAATGGTGCATTCACTGAAATCCGTTGGATCATCGCTATCCCGGAACATGTAAGAGCCACCGGAACACACACGCATCTTCTCCACCGCAGCCTCACTCGTACCCACTGCAAACACCAGATCCGTGGTGTTCACGGTCGCTGAGAACGTGGCGTCGGCCTCGGCCCAGATGGATGCACCCGCCAAGATGGCGTCACTACCAGAACTCTCAAGCGGGGCGAGGAAGTCGATCTGACCCAAGCGGTCGCCGTCCACTATGGTCAACTCCTCAGTTGTTAAACTTAAAGCTGCATAAGACCCAGGTTCAGCAGTCATTTCAAACGTGCCGGTCGGAGTCCTATTTGCCGTCAGTTTACCGAAAATAGCAGTCCCATTGTTCAATATTGCTAAGGCCGATGAAGCGTTTCCGTCCACAAGGTAAATAGACGCACCAGTCAGAGTTAAAGGAGAAGTCCCGCCGCCACCGCCCGTACGAGAAACCAGGAGATTTGATCCAACACCATAGACAAACCCCCTGTCCATAAAGAACTGTCCCGTATCACCACCAAAGCTGAACCTGCCACTATTCGGGAGATAGAACACCCCACTCGCCAGCGTACAGTCCGTTCCATCGCAGCTCAGGAGAGAGTCCACCAGGTCGGTGCCGTCGTACTTGGGGATTACCCCGCTGGACATACCCCCGTCTGATACGTCCCCGCCCGGTGGTGCCACTACTACCTGGGCAAAGCCCAGCACCGGCACCAACAGACAAAGCCCAATCAGGCTACTTTTCAAGTGTGTAAAAGACTTGTGCATCTGCTGCAGCGTCCCGTATCATTCTGAGATTCTGGATGTTGTGTAGCCCGTTGATCGTAACCCAGGAGCCTGCGGCTACCAGATGCCCCCCAGCATTCCCGCCCACCGGATCTAACCCTGTCACCCGATACCGGATATCCGCATCCTCTACCGAGAGGGTACAGATCCTGGGGCGCATATTGGCCGGAATGGGCATGGACTCAACGTCTGAGCTAACCTCGATATTTCCATCTACGTCAGCCATGGGCTGTCTCCTCTACCTTGGCCTCGGTCTCATCTTCCGCGATACCGATAATGGCCGTGAGCTTGTTCGCCTGATCCATGAGGCGTTTGACTTGGGCCTCTTTTCCCCGGATATCTAGATCTAACCTGCGAATCTCCGTGTTTCGCTGGTCCTTTAGCTCCTTGGCCTGTTGCTCTATGTCGGCCCTCTTCTTCTCGGCCTCGGCCTCGAATAGCGCCATCTTCGCCTGTTTCTCATCGAACTCGTGGCTCAAGTTCCCAACCTCGTTAGCCTTGGTCAGAACGTCCTCAATACGAGCCAATGACGCCACTCGTCGGTTTAACTCGATCTTGTACGCTCGCGCAATGGCGATTGCTTCCTTAGTCGAGAGATCCGCCATCCTAAGTCCGGCCTACATCCATGTTCTGCGAGGTGACATGAATCCCGTTCATCCCCGCGTCAGCCTCCCGACTGACCGAAGGTGGCTCCAAAAACTCGACCTTGTTGTACTTGAGCCGCGCCATGGTGTTAACAAACAAGTCGGCAGTGGGTGTCAGCGTCCGGTACGCGTTTCCTTCCGCCGTAAGAATCTCGTCTTCGGGGGCGATGGTGAAAAACTCACCGGGCGTTCCCTTCTTGTAGACGTAGATTCTGAGTGTCCGAGTCTGGATATTGTCTAATTGCGGCATGCTATTTCCCCTTCTTGAAAAGAATTGGATTCTCCGGGGCCTCGTGGAACCCCCGCTTTTTCATCATCTTTACGAATTCACCGGGTGAGATATGATTGATATGCTGCGGCTCGCCTTCCTTGGGATGGCCGCGCCAGCTATCACAAAGCACGTACGCCGTATCCTTGGTGTTCCGGGCTATCCAGTCCAATGTCCCGATCGGGTCAAACAGATGATCCCACACCGAGATCATCAACACCAAATCCACCGGACTATTCAGATCGGGCGGCACCGCCTCTCCGTGTAGCAACAGCCTCAAGCCGATCTTGTGTTTATCCACCCGCCACCGTAAGAAGTCCGACGTTGGCGAATCCTCGATGTCGATAGCCGTTACGTCGTAGCCGTCCTGCGCCAGGGGCACCGACACGTAACCAATCCCGCAGCCCATATCGGCTACTCGTCCACCCGGAGGAACCACCTTCTGCAGATCGTTTATCGCCCAGTCTCGCGCCTGATCATACTTCAGGTTGTATTGGGCCAGATTAAAGACCGGCTGTTGGTTGTTGATCTGGTAGAAGTCCCGTACGCCCTCCCATGTCTCTCTCTCCCTGGACATCCAGAGGTCTTTTCTATCCCGCGTAGCCCTGTGAATCTCTGTTTCGAGTTGATCGTTATCGAGCAGGTAGCACTCCCTCAGATCGTTCCACAGGGCCTCGTTAACCTCACCCAGCTTCTTCCCGTATTGCGGGATATTCCGGCTAGTGTAAGTCGTTGGGTCACCCACATGACCCAGCTCCACCGAGGTATCCACCCAGATCTTCACCCCGGCGTCAGCGAGCTTATTGCAGATGTATACGTCCGTGCCGACTATCCCATCGATCCAGAAGTAGGGCTGTTGGATCTTGTTGAACACTTCGGTCTTGAACAGAAGGCAACCGCCGCCGATCACCCCGCCCGTAACATCGTACAGACCGGGCTTTCTCAGCATGTCGTCAAAGTGGTTGATGAAGTTCACGCCCTTGAGGCCATCCTTGGCGCTGTACTGGCGCATAATGACCGGGTGATACGCCCCGCCACGCTGGTAGTACAATGCCCCGCACACGTCCTTGTCGTGGCCTGAGAGCTTCGTAAACAGGTCCGGTGGACACACCATGTCATCGTCAAGCATCAACAGGTAATCGCAGTCGTTCACAATCGCCAGATCCACCAAGGTGTTTCTAGCCCTGAACTGTTCACGTTTGAGGATGATTCTAAGAAAGAAGTCGTAGTTCGGACAATCCCGGCCCAGCCTGTAGGCCATCTGGAAGAAGTTCTCCTGACACTCAGGCGTTACCCCGGCGAACCCAGGGACACCAATCAATACCCGAGGCTTTTTAACCTCGTTCTCTATCTCCGCCTTCGGTAGCGTTCGCCCACGGGCCTGTAACAAGTTTGAGAACACAAAACCTCCCTATCCAAGGTAGCGATACAGTAGATCTCTGAGCCACATGGTATTAGCCCACGGCCTTACCAGGGCCTTCTCGTCGTCGTCCAGCGGGAACCAGCCTATTTTCATTAGCAAGATCTCCATGTGGGTCAATCCGATCGATGCCGAGATCTTTCGATTACCGCAATAACAGCCGCCCATCTGGACCTGGGCGTGGGTTACCAGCCGATTACACCCCGGCTTATAGCACCGGAAGTAGCGCGGGGTATTGGCCCTGTCCCCGGTCTTGATGTCACTACAATCGCGCCACCCGGTGGTCATCCAGCTAGGCCGAGGGGGTTTAGCCCCCCGGCCCACCGTAGCAGTGTCTACGTTATCCATGGATGGATACTATAAACACTTAATGAAGGCTTTGCCTACCCAGGTCGTCGCGGAGGTAGCCTTAGCCGCCGTGTTAGCTGGACTCATGGCAACGCCAACCTTATCCAAGCGCCATGCCGGGATGGTCACTGTGGACGCGATGGTGTGCAGGCCATGGCAGGCGAACCCGGACGTTTTCACATACAGGAACGTACCCTCGGAGATCTTGGAGACCGCGAGATCCGAACCACCCGAGGACCGAACGCCCGTGCGGTAGCCCCAGACCTGGATCAGGCCGTAGGCACCCGCAGCGATGGTCTCCACCGCAACGCCAGCAACGGAATGGCGAAGCACTCCGCTGATCTTGGTAACGCCTACTCCATCCTCATCGGTGAGGACATCGTGGGCGACCCACTGGTTAGCTGAAAGACTCGCCGTGCTGTACGAGTTTTTCATGACAACAAAGATCCTTTCCGGATCTGTCTGGTTAACCCGCTGCAGGACCAGTCCGGCATCGTCGCTAATCAGACCAAACAACTTTTTCAGAAAACGTCTCATTGTACTGTTTATCCCTTCCCCACCTAGGCGGTGATGTTGGTGGCTATCGAGGACAATACCCCGAGTTTACGACGATTGTTGGTACCGATGGCCCCCATCCAGAGGATCTGGGCTACCGTGGCATCCTGGTTTTCAGGCCGGATAAAGTCGGTGGTCACGAAATCCGTATCGGATTCCACACACCATGTCATCGCCATTGAGTTGATGAAATAGATGGTGCTGGTCGTCATGCTGCCGATACCATCCACCCGATCGGCGTTGGTGTCCGGGTCCGGGACGATTTCATCCCAGATGAACGCCGCTTTTCTGAAGGCCAGGGCATCATTACCCGCGAACACGTCCATGGTCCGAGCATCGTTGACCACGAAGCGTTCCTGGCTCTGCAGGCTGTTGAAGTAGGTTTCCCAGCCTGTCTGATCGCCTAACATTAGATCCGGACCACCTCCTACTCCCTTGCTGCAGTCGTTGTACATTGCGCCGATTTCCTGCTTGAGACCCGCGAAGGTCGTAGCACTTGACGCAGTGGCCTGGTTTGCCCAGAAGCCGTAGGTGTTAGGGTTGATGTTGCCGATGGCCGCGCTTCGGGTTGCGGTGACATCGATCAACGCCGTCAAGGGTAACGGACCGGCTGCTGACGTATCGAGCGTGCCGGTACGGGCAACGAACTGTCCCTGTGCCGAGCTGGTACCGGAAGAGATCTTGCCGGACACCAAGCAGTTGTTGAGCAGTTCCATAATGGACGCCTGGGACTGTTCCGTTTTTGTCTGGAGCAAGCTGACAATGGCGTGTTTACCCTTGTTCTGCTTCCTCTCCTTGCCGGAGATGGTGATGGGAACGGACAACTGTGCCCATTCGTAGAACGCCGAGGTGATACCATCGGTGGGGGCTGTCTGCAACACGCCGTAGCCATCATAGATATCGGCACCTGAGTTGTGCGCATGCATCAAGCCGACCTTGACGCGTTCGCCGCCGTCCTGCTTTTTGAACCGATCCCGACTTCGCAAGTACGACAGAAAGACGTTACCCTTCGTGATGTTGTCCTTGATCTCGGGCTGCATAGCCCTCAAGGTCGTGGTCAGAAGGGCCCCGTAATCATCTGTCAGCGAAGACGGTATCTGCGCTCTATCATCGGCCAAGAGGCCGACCAGAAAGCTGAGTAGATACCTCATTATGCTTATCTTCCTTTCTTAGAAAGCTGAGTATCGGCAAATTCAGCGGCTGCAGCCCACTTGTCGTCGGACCTTTCCAGTCCGGCTATCTTCTTGTGGATATCCACAATCGAGACTGCCCCGCCGCCTTGCCGGGTTTGTGTTTTGTTTCTAGCCGCCCCGCCGATACGCCTTACGGCCTCCACGGTAGCAGCGCCATCGCCCTTGACCAGCTTTCGCAGTACCTGGAGACGGTCGCCGTATATGGGGTGAGTCATTTCGGTGCCTCTCAGCCAATCCGAGAGTGCCCCCATTTCCTCGCTGTCGTCTTCCCATTCCGGGTCTACCGCGTTCATTCGCTCCACTGATTTCTTCCACTCCTGTTGCTGAACGCGATTCTCCACTGACTGTGCCTGCGCCAGGGCTTCCTTTTTCATCGGAGTGACCGTAGCCTCAACCACCTTGGCGATGGCAGCATCCAGGCCGGGGATAGCTTCCGCATATCCCTCTGGAAGTGCCTGCCTGGCGATTGACACCAGATCCTCGGGCGTTTCCGCGCCCGCTCCCTCCTCTGAAATCTTCAGCCCCGTCCCGTTCGCCGCGTGTTTAACAAACTCCCTGCGGTACGCCGGGTCGCTAGCCAACTGATTGACGATCCTTACCTTGTCCAAGTCCGCGTTGAGTATGTCCAGTTTCTTCTGGTACGCTCGCTGGAGGCCCTTGTACTCTTTCGAGTCCCTTACCTCCTGGGATATGGATTCGGGATCATCAACAAAGCCATCCTCGTCATCGATCTCGTCAGAGTCCTCCGTACCCTCGGATTCAGCCGCTTCTTCCTGAGAGGCTTCTTCTGCCTCCTCGGACGAGCCGTCGCCATCCTCCGGGGTCTGAGATTCACCTACCTGACTGAGCGTGTCGAGCAGTAGCCTCAACCACCAGTTCATAAAAACCTCCATTAAATTCGATACTAACCCTTCTCTCCCTTAACCACAAGTTTAATATATTGCTCCTTGGAGAGGTGGTGCAGCCCATACGTCTGGAACGCAATGGTCTCCAGTAGCTGCAGGGCGTACTTGATGTCCGCCTTACTCAATGAGGCTGGCTTCGCTGGTGCTCTTGTCTTTTGTGGCACTCGCGCCTCCGTTTATCTGAGCCAGTCTCTCCTGGGCGTCCTTGATCTGCTGCTCGGCCAAGCGGATAATATCCTGATCGGCCATCTTCTTGCTGGTCATGCCCTCGCCGCAGCCTACACACCGATATCCGTTGGGTACTGTTCCGGTGCCGCCCATCGCGTACTTGATTACCCGAACCACCGGGCTGAAGTCCATTGAGCCACAAGGGCACTTGTATTGCTGGTTTTGTATTACAGCCATGTTCCCTTCCCGTGTTTTAGAGCCCCGGCATTCTCCACGCCGCGCTCTTTTTTCTTGTCCTGATACTGCTTGTAGCTGGATATCGGGGTATCCCCGTCATCGAGATTCGCAATCATGCGAGTACGGCCCTCCTCAAAAAAGAGCATCGGGTGCCCATAAGACATCACCGGCCCCATGGTATGACTACAAACTTCGCAGACCACTAACCCTGAGTGGTCAGAGGCCCCCACATCCGATCGTACATGCTCGAATACGTCCCGTATATGCCCGTTCAGGCACTTGAACTCCTGAGTGAACCCCATCTACTGTATTCCTCCCAGCCCCCCTAGTTAAACAAATCATCGGTACGGATTTTTGCGATACTATTAACCCTCAACTGCCTATCAGCAATCGCACGACCACCCTTTACCCGTGAAAAAAGCTTACGACGTTTTTTCGCCAGTGCTGCACGATCTAACGGAACACTCCTACTCTCCCTTAGGTTAACTTTTTCACTCGGTAGCTGACGCGCAGAATCGAACAAGTCATCTCCCATAACACCCGGCCTACCTTTAATAAATTCGTCTAGTCGGGGATTATCCGATTCTCTGAACATCGGCTGCATCTTAAAACCACCCCTTGCGGGTCCAGATGTTTGAAGCTGACGGCGGGGCTTTCCCAGCTTATTCGCCGCTTCTTCGGTCATCTTTCGTTTTCTCGGTTTTCTGGTGTCAGCCATTTTACTGTATTCCTCCCAGCAAGGACGCTACGCCGTTTCCCAGGGCGTTCGGGTCCGCTCCCTGTCCTCCTCCTGCGCCTCCTTGCTCCCTACCGGCTTGCTTCGCATTGATCTGAACCATCTGCTTGGCCATTAGCTGCAATTCTTCGGCCAACACTGGATCGTCCATGTCGTAGGCCCTTAAAATGCGCTGAACTAGCTTTGGAATCATGAATACAGCCGGATTCTGCCCCACCATGGCGGTTAACTGCATGATGGTCTGCTTCTCCGCTACGGTATTCATTGGCCGGGAAGAACCCGGTACCACGGTTACGTCGGCATCGAAGACCAGATCTTCCCGCGTAACCTGCTTGGCCTTGAATTTCATGAACCTTTGCTTGAGCTCCTGCTTTAACGCGGGGAATTGCTCCAACATCTGCGCCTCTACCCCATACAGTCGCTGGGCTAACGCCGCCACCTCTTGCTCCTTGAAGTCCCGTAGCATCACATGCATACCCAACGTCATCGTTTTCTTGACCAACTGGAACATCTTCTTACCCGCCGTGCCCAGCCAGTCGTTGACCTGATCGGCTAAAAACGCGTCCTTGGCATCCCCCTGCCGACTGATTACCCCCACCTCGAAAGCTGTCTCAGCCCTGCTGGACTCAGGGGCGATCATGCCCGTTTGCGCTTGCCAATCGGCGTTCAGAAGCCCAATATCGGTCAGAACAGCCGAGTTGAGGGGGGCGTCGTTGGTTTGTATCGGGGGCCGCGCCGTGTCCTGTATTTTGACTCCCTCCAGATCCCTGGAGCTAGCCAACGCCTTTTGGGCCTCGTCCTCGTCCTCGAAAGTCTGGTTGTCGTAGTAGATCTTCCGGGCGGAGCCTTTGGCGCCCTGCATGATCTGATTGCGCCGGATGTTGTATTCTTCCTGCAGGTCCAACCAGCTATGGGTTACCGGCTTTGGCCACGCCATTGGCTCCGGGTCGATGATCGGGTATGGGGTCAGAAAAGCGTAGGGGTGGTCCTCGATGCCCTCGGGTATCGGGTCATTGACGATGAACTCCTCGAAATCCTGGCCCTCGGCCATAATCATCCGGGTCTTTTCTTCCAGATCCCAGATTTCAATGTAGTAGAACATCTCGGTATCGACATCCATATCACCGGGGATTTCGGACTTGTTGATGAACTTGGCGTCCCGACTGCGATTGGACTTGAGCTTGTGCTTGACGTGAGAGAATAGCGGGTCCGCCTTGGCCTTGACGAGGGTAATCTCGATCTCTTCCGCTACCCAGTCCCATTTCTTCTGGTCGGGGCCGCAATCAGGGAGCAGCAGAAACTGGGCGTCTACCCACTCGTAGCGATACGCCTCATCGTCCATCACCTCCGCTGGTTCCACCAGGGGTTCCCCGGTCTCGCTGTCCACCAAACTCTGCGGCCTCGAACCACCCTCTTCATCGAAGGTTTGTTCTGGTCCGAATATTGGCTCTCCGGCGCGGGGATTGGGCACTAACCGTGGGTCGTAGACCACCTTCAGCGCCCCCATGCGAAAGAACATCTGCTGAAGTGCTAGCCTGACGGCTTTCTTCAGGTTTTGGTCTTGGTCGCCGATAGCCTCTAACAAAGACTCGGCGATAGCCGCCTGCCTGTCCTCTACGGGCGCGCGGCGGCTTCCCTGTCGGGGGCGAACAAAGAACTTGGGTGCTCGCAGGAACAACCCAGGTAAGATGGTTTGGATAGTGGATTCGAATTTATTGACAACGCGGTTCTCGTCGTCTTCGATGGGCTTTCGCCCCAGGTAGGTCTTGGCAAGAACATCGACCTTATAATCGGTCTCCCAGGACTTCCTGCGCTCCCTGGCGGCATCCATGCGCCCCACCCAGCGGTTATAGTCCTTGGGATCGCTCGTATCCCCGCCATCGCCGCCCGTCTTGGGCGCTTCGATCTCAGGGGTTACGACGGTATTTCGTTTGGCTCGTTTTCGTCGAGATGCCATTCCACCCTACTTCCTACGTGCAAGCCGATTTCCTCGGCGGAGCCGATCGGTAATTCGAGAAAGGCATTGCCCACGGCACCGATAACCCCCTCGCGTATCGAGCATACTGCGGCTACATGGCCCTTATCGAGCCATAGTACGTCCAGTTCGTCCCGGCTGCGTACCACCGGGATAACCTTCTTCTCCTCGCCCATGAGAAAGAGCATACCGGCGAACATGCCCTCGGGAAGGGCGTCGTAGCCCCTGGTCTTTTCCTCCTCCCCTTCGGGAAGAAAGAGAGGAATCGTCTGTCTACCGTGCAAAAGACTACCACACTTCATAATGTTACTCCCAGAAAAACCATATAAGCCATCAGGACATAGGGCGCAAGAGGTTGAGGAGTACGTGAGATTATAGCCATCGCCCCGCATATCGTAAGTGCCCATGAAAAGAGAATGAGTCCCCACACCCCTAAGAAGATCCCCATCAGGGCCGCGAGTTTTACATCCCCTCCCCCCATAAGACCGTTCCGATAGCACGCCGCAGTCACGATGAACCCCCCTAATCCGCATACGAGGGATATAATCCAATCTGCCGACACCCAGAACCCCACCGCTAGCGCGATGAGCATAACCCCGTTACTGATTCTCCGGTAGAGAAGATCCTCGACCGTAGCCCAGGACAGAAACACCAGCGCCGGGAGTATGGCGGTCATATCGCTCCATATGCCATTGCTAGGAACTCCCTTCTCCGCTTACGGAACCACCTTCGAGGGGGAGGTTCGCCGTGAACAGCCAAGACAACAGGCATAATGGACCCATCCATCAAAACGCGATAAACGGTAGATCTTGATATGCCACAATAGGACGCAATTCTCTTTATCGAGTCCCCTTGAAAGAAATACATCTTCCAGACCATTAACCAGATCTCCTGCCGGGTCATGCTACCCCTTTCCCTTGCCCCTACCCCTTATGATGCCCCGGAGGCCCGTAGCTGCCGCAGGAGCCTCCCCCAGCGCCGCCAATACCCCCGTCTCAGGCACTCCGAGGTAGTTGGCGATATAGGACGCCGACTGCCCCTGCTCTAATAGCTTCTTGCCCATTCTGACTTGCTCTGTGTTTAGATTTGCCATTTCTTTATCCTATTCTGAATGTGTTTCGGGCCATGGAGGCCCGGCCTGGATTAGACCTTTTCCGCCACCAATTGAACGTATTCGGTTGCCGGGGCAGCTTGGCCTCCCGCATCCGGGGCGGGAACTTCTTTAGCAGCATTTTTAGTGCATCCCACGCGTGGTTGTCCTTGTCTATCAGTGCTTCGGGTTGGTCCGCGTTGATCGCGGTCTTGGCCGAGATCTGCCGAAACCGCTGTTGCCCCATCTCCCATATCAGCTTCGGGCAATTGGTGGTTATCTTGAGCAGCGGGTGCTCCAAGTCCGCCCAGAAGTGGCCATGTAGCCACTCAGCCACCATGGTATCCCCG